AGGTCCACGTTCAGGAACTTGTACCCGGGAGGGGCTTTGATGAGACTGCGGAAATCCACGCCGAACATGGGCTTGGCGGGGAGGTTCTGCATGTTGACGCCTCCTGAGCCCGACCAGCGGCCGGTGGTAACGGCGCCGAAGTAGAGCAGGTCAAAGCTCATGTCCGTGGTGCCGGCTTTGACGCGGGCCCGCATGGAGCGGAGCTTTTCCAGCAGGGTGTTGGTGCGCCGGAAGGTTCGCATGGCGCCGACCCATGGGTAGGTGTCGCCGTACTTGTCCTCCCACGCAGCGCACTCCTCGGAGTCCTTGGCCAAGCTCGGGGGAGGCTCGATGCCCACCGAGCGGCACTGTTCGGCCAGAGCTTTCGGGGACAGGGGCTTTTCGTCTCCGTCCGCGTACCACGGAAGAAGCTGCCCTGCCTCGAAGTTCTGCGCCTCCAGCACCGGCAGACTCCGGTCCATCTGCTCGACGTCCACTGGCACGCCATCCCACCCGATTTGGCGGGTGTGGCGGGACAACTCCCGCTCCGGCTCCGGCCACTCCTGATGGAGATGCTGCCACAGCTTGAGCGTGAGCACGGCGTCGCGCATGGCGTAGTCGGACACCTCCTTCTTGAACTCTGCGGTCATGTCCTCCCATCGCTTGCCTGACATGGCGGCGCGGGTTTCTTTGGACATGGCCTCGTTGAGGAAGAACGCGGAGGCATTCTTGAGTGACCGCGGACCGCCGCAGTAGCTCGCCAGATCGGCGGTGCAGTGCGTCACGGCTGGCACAGCCCATTCCGGCACGACGCCGTCCCTTCGCAGACGCTGCAGCACGAGCTCGTCAAAGCTCGCGTTGTGGTGCAGCCACTGCCAGTCTTTGCCGGAGATACGCTCCCAAGGAGCGTCCTTCGGATGGCCGACGAACTCCAGCCCGGTATCAGTGCAGATCGTCACCATGTAGGCGTCGAAGTCCGCGTGGAACACGTAGTTGTATCCCCCCTGAATCGTGATGCTGAAGTTGGAGTCGTAGTAGGTCTCGAAGTCGATTGCGGCGGTGTTCATCGGGCGCCTTCAGGCTTGGTCAGTTTGGATGGGGGATAGTTGTAGTCGCCACCGCCCCATTTGCCTTGGCGGATGAGGCGGCCGATGACGGCGTAGTTGCTCAGGTCGAGGAATGAATCCTCGATGGGCTCGTTTTCCGGGTCCAGCTTATTCTGGATGAGGTTGCACAGGCGCTCGAACTTGTCGTTGATGCGCACGAGCAGCCCTGCCAGCCCGAACTTGCTGATGTTGTGGGGGCCGTAGTCCTGCTGCTTCTTGTCGAGCACGACAATGTGGGACAGGGCGATCTCCAAGCCGCTTACAGCGACGTTGGTTTTGAGCCCCAGCCGACGGGCGAGGGTTTCCAGTTCTTCTTTGGTCAGATGAGTCTCCATACGCGGGCGAGTTTGCGGTTTTGAGGGTGGATACGGGTGGCGATGACGATGCCCTGACGGCCGGCGATGGCGTGCAGGGTGTTGACGCTGGAGGCCGGGACCTCCAAGAACTCAGCCGCGATCGGAAGGTTCTTCAGTTGCTGCGTCATCGACTCTGGCTTCTGGGAGGGGGAGCTCGAGCTGTCCGTCGTCGGATTTGGGCGCGGTTTCTTTGACCGCGGCTTCGAGCAGGAAGGCGAAGGCTCGGAGGTTTTCAGCGACTTCCGAGAGGAGGTAGTGAGGGTCGGGCTCTGCGTCGCCTTCTTTGATTTGGAGAGAGACGGCGCTGGGGCTTTCGACGACGATTCGGACTTCTTGCGGGGTTTCATTGACGAGGATGGTGGTTTGGAAAATGGAGGGGAACATGGCGAAAAAGAGCCCCGATACAATGCCTCGGGGCCACGGCGGGGTTGTGGGGGTTACTCGCCGCGGCGGATGGAATCCGCGGTCGCAGCATCTTCATCGGACAGTTTGCCCTTGAAGGTCGGGAGCGGAGTGACCCACGTTCCCTTGGGGCCCTTGTCGACCTTGCTGGTCATCGTCCAACGCCCGGTCCAGAGGCCCTTGCGGAGCATGAACTGGCGGGCGGTCAGCAGAGCCTTCGCGAGGCTCGTGTAGCTGGAGCGGCCGACGCTGTAGATGACCGGGGCGTAGCGAGCGCCGTCGATCTCATACATGAACAGGTCGACCACCGATGCGGCATCCGGCGAGTCTTCCAGACCTTCCGGCATCTTGACGAGCAGGAAGATATGGGCGAGCTCGCTGAACTGGTAGTCGGCGTAGCCCAGAGAGCCACCGGCTTCCCGCACCTGCTCGGCAGTGTCGTAGATGGCTCCGCGCTCGGTGTCACCGTAGGGGCGCTTCTCCTGATACTGCTTCTTGATCGACAGGGCGATGAACTCGACGGTCTTGCCGAGGCTCACCTCCTTGTTGATGACGAACGAGCCGAAGTCGAACCGGTCCGGCAGATCACCCGTGCGCTGAACGAGGTTCAGGCGCGGGAGGCGCAGGTCCGACAGATTCACTTCGCCCTGAACATCCGCGCCTTGGGAGGAGCTGACGTTGGTGCTGAGCGCGGCCGGCTTGGTGGCGGCCAGTTCCGTGCTCTCGTTGACGCTGGGTCCACCAGCGACGGGGATGTCCTTGGGCGAGCTGAACGTCTCGGTCTTCGGGGTTTCGGTGGCGGGGGTTTCCGCAGAGGCTGCGGGACGGCGGCTGAATGATGTAGTTGCCATAGATCAGTAGGTCTCAGTTTTTGTGGTTTCAGGGTTACTTTGACCGGATGGGGTCCAACTTGTGGTAGACCCCCTCGGCCACCAGCGCGCCGGCGTCAGTGAGACGGTCGGTGAGCTGGGCTTTGTATTTTGCCTTCTGGCCCTTGGGGGCCGTCTGGCAAAAAACGTCTTCGAGCTTCCCGATGGAAACGCCGGTGGCACAGGCCATGACGTCCTCCATGGAAAGTGAATCCTTGAGCGCCTCGTAGGCGAGCAGTGGATTCGTGACCTTGCGGGGCTTGTTGACCTCCACAAGGCGAAAATCTTCAGGTACGATGCCCTCGTTGAGAGCCATGTCGAGGGCCCACGACTGGACATCCTCGGCCCACTTGGCCGCGTATTTGGCGGCGCGGAGCAGGCGGGAGGCCTCCTTCGGGTCGCGCATTTCGCCGGGGCTCACGACGGGGCGGTCGAGCTTGGTGTCGCCGGAATACTTTGACACGATGCTGAGGACCTCCTTGGTCAAAGCCGGGCAGCGATGGCGGTTGCCACAGAAGTCGCAGGACTCGCAGAAGGGCTTGAGGAGGGGGAGGTAGTCCTCCGCGAAGAAGTTGGATTGCACCTCCTTGGCTCGCTCGATCACGAATTTGAGCTCCGCAGCGATTGTCTCCGCATCGCGGGAGCGGACCCACGTATGGAAGCTGATGGTGTCGAGCTTCGGCTGCACGATGTGTACCGTGACCTCTTCGACCTCTGGGTACATCTGCCAGATTCCGTGCGTGTAGGCCTTCATCTGCAGGTTCTTTTCAGCGTCGCGCACCGGCATCCGTCCGAACTTGAAGTCGATGATGTCAGCTTTCGTGCCGCGCAGAGCGACGGTGTCGAGGAATCCCCACTGGTCGTGGACCTCGACGCAGATTTCGCGCAGGATTTTATCCGCGCCTTCGGTGACATCCGCCTCATACCCCATGGCCATCTCGACGAGCATGAGCTCCTCGTCGCTGAGACCAGCCACGATACCGGTTTCACAGGCTGCGTGGCAGCGGGTGCCGGACTCGGCAGCCTCCATCGCGCGTTCGTTGGATTTGCCTCCGGTATACCCGGGGCAAATGCTGATCTGCTCCAGCTTCGACGGCGAAAAGGGGGCGTGCCCGCGTTCGGCGTTTTTCTCGACCGCTTGCGCGGCAGTAAGGGGTTCTGCTGGTGGCTCCGGTGCGACTTCGATGACTCTGGCGAGTGCTTCGACGACCTCTGGAGTGGTTTCGGCTGCGGGGGTTTCGTCTTTCTTGGGGGCGAACTTGGGTGTGCGTGGCATAGTTGTAATATCTGACTTGTTGTGGAGGCGGCGAAGATTGTCAATCTTAATTTGCACCGCCTCCAACACTTTTTCTTCGACCGACCCCGCAGCGACAAGCACCCGGTTAATCGTGTCTGATTTTGCCCCGGCGCGGTCGATGCGGCCGAAGACCTGCTCCATGATCTTCGCGTTGTAGTTGGGCGAGATCAGGGCCTCGCGGGGGCGTTCTGAAGTTTCTGTATGATGAAGGTTCACCCCGGTTCCGCCGGCGGCGATATTGCAGATGATGACATGGACGCGGTCATGCTGGAAGTCGTCGATCACGCGCTGGCGCTTTGTCGGGTGATCTTCCAGCCCCCACAGCAAACCATGGGGGATGCCGGCTTTGGTCAATCGGTCGGACAGAGCTCGGACCGACTGGTTGTAGTTGAGGAATATCGCGACGCTTTTTCCCTCACTCAGCCGCTCCTCGACGAGGTCCTGCATTTCCGGGAGCTTCAACAGCTCAACCTTTTGACGAGCACGGGTGAGCTTGACCATTGCTTCCGCCGGGTTGCCTGCCAGAGCTTGACGCTCCTCAGCCTCCTTGTCGGCGATGGCCTGCAGCTCTTCCGCGACCTCATCCAGCAGGGATTTGATCTCGGCCCCACTGCCGAACTCGATCGGGTCGTAGATGATCTGGTTGGTGGTGAAGAACTCCCGCAGGTCATCGCGCGTCATCATGTGCCCTTTCGCCGGGTAAATCGACCTGCGTAGGGAGTCCAGCGCGCGCTGGGCCTCCTTGCTTTTGCTCTTGAACTCAAGCGCGCCCCACGGGTTGGTCCCGCACCCGTTCTTGAGAGCCCACCCATAGAAGTCGTGCAGCCGATGCAGGTTCAGGAGGAACCCCAGCGCCCTCATCTCGGTCGGGTTCTCCGCGAGCGTGGCACTGAGGATGAGGGTCGGGCGACCCTTGGCCGCCAGCATCATCTTCGCATTCTTGGTGTAGAGACCCTTGCACGCGTGGGCCTCGTCAAACACCAGCATGGTGCCGGCCGGGATATTGAAGATGAAGTGCCCGGACTTCCAGAAGCCGAACTCGGTCTTGCCGGTTCGCAGCTTCTCGTAGTTGACGACACCCAGCACCCCGGCTTCCTGCTCGGCCGCTACACGGCGCCAGTTCTCCAGTGTCGCTTTGGGGGCGATGACGAGCATCTTGTACCCGAGCACCTTGGCGACCTCGGAGGCGCACAGGGTTTTCCCAGTGCCGGTGCTGGACGAGTCCACCGCGGCATGGTTTGACCGGATGGCTTGAACGAGAGTTTCGATATGCTGCTGTTGCGGAGGGAACGGGGTCTTCATGGGACGTTTTGAGTGCACCGGGCATACTCCCAGATCAGGAGGGCGTCGGCATTGGCATGGGTGACTTTGAATCCGGGGAAGCGTTTTTGGGCTTCACCCTTGAGCTTGTTTTTCCACGCAGTGTATCCACCTGCCGAGGTTTTGGTCCCGAGACGGTAGAACTTCTGCCATGAGTGCGGGTCGATTTCCACGACTCGAATCCCAAGGGCGATGGCTGCTCCAGTAATGAGCCCAGCGTTGCGGTGGAGCTTGGCCATGCTGGCCCCGCTTACTCGTCCTCCGGGCACGGCGACAAAGTGGGGGAGCTTTTCGATGTAGAGTGTTGGCTCTCCAACCCCGGCGATGCACTTCGACAGTAGGCTGATGACGTCAACCTCCGTCTCTGGCATGTTCTTGACGACTGCGGGAGTCGAGAGCTCTCCAGCAACGATTCCTCCAGACAGGCCGGGGTCCACGGCGATGATATTTTTGGCGATCATAGGGTATTGGATGGGGTGATGGAGAACCAGTCTTCGGCCTCCGAGGGCAGCACTAGCCCTTTGTAGTGGGCTTGCAAGACTTTTGGGCTGTTGCCCACCTGCTCAGCGACTTCCCACGCGTTTCGCGCGATGGCCATGGCGTAGGTGACGTAGGAGTGGCGGAGGGCGTTCTTTTTCCACGCAACCTCCGCGACTCTGCAGGCCCGGTCCACTTCCCGCTGGATGTTCTGGTAGCAGATTTTCGCTGGAATGACTTTGCCGGTCTGCCCCGGGGTGAGGTTCAACCACTCGACGGCGTTCGGGGGAATTTGGGCCATGCGCCGGGTGCCCGTCTTTGTGATTGCCCGGGACATGCGGACACACCCGTGTTCCGGCAGGACGTCCTTCCACTCAAGCCGGTGGATTTCCGAAGTGCGGAGCCCCGAGAAACCGCCGAGTACCAAGTAGTGGAGGACCCAGTGAAACTTTTCCGGGAGACCGCAGGCTGCCTGAAGCATTCGGCGCATCTCATCAACAGTGTAGACTTCCGGCTCACCCATGATGACCTTCGGAGTCTTTACCCGGGCAGCTACGTGGCGCATCTCTTGTGGCAGGTGCTCGTGGTCTTGCGCCCACGAAAACAACCCGCGCAGGGCTCGAATCAGGTTTCTTCGGCTGACCGGAGAGGTGTAACTGCGGTACACAAATTGCTCAAGTTCGGGCAGCTTGATACGGTCGATAGGAGATGAGGGGAACTCCTTGACTACCTTCTTCAGCTTCGAGAAGACCGTGCGGGTGTGGTGGTCGGAGAGGCCTCGGGCTTTCAGGTCGTCGATGTAGCGCTGGGCGGCGGTATGCAAATGGATTGACATGAGTTTGGTACGGAAGTATCGTTTCCGTGTTGGAAAAAACAACATTTATGGGACGAGTCAAGGAGAAAAATTCTGCCGAGGAAAAAGAAATCTATGGGGCCCTCTGGCCCGCAGACGCTTCTCCCTTGGACATTGAGCTGTACTGCTACCGTGAGGGAGCCCCTGACTCCCCCGGGAAGCCTTTCCACTTTCGGAACGCGGTGGACCTGCTGTGGAACCACCCCAACTCGAACAAGCAGTTCGTGTGGCACCCGTGGGCGGAGGAGATGCTCGCCCGGGTTTGCGAGGAGAAGTACTTGTCGGTCGGGGGCTGCGCGAGCTCTGGCAAGACTGACTTCTTCGCAGTGTGGGGAATCATTGAGTGGCTGTGTGCCCCCCATGCGACGCAGGTGCTCTACACCTCCACCAGCCTTAAAGATTCTCGTCACCGTATCTGGTCTACGGTGGAGGATTACTTCCAAGCCATACCGGGGTTCCCCGGGAAGCTCGTCTCCTCCCAAGGCATCATCCGGTTTGAGGCGGCGGGGGTGCAGTCCGACAAGTTTGGCCTGTCCCTGATTGCCTCCGACCGAAAAAAGGAGCGCGACGCGCAGAACAAGTTCATGGGTTTCAAGGCGCCTCGCCTGCGGCTGGTCGCGGATGAGTTGCCGGAACTTGCGGACAGCATCTTGACGACCGCCTACTCCAACCTCGCACGCAACGAGGACTTCAAAATGGTGGGCATCGGCAACCCCAACTCTCATTTTGACCCCCACGGTCGCTTCTCGGAGCCCCTCGATGGGTGGACGTCGGTCACGGAAAACGACTACTCGTGGCGCACCAAGCGGGGCCTGTTCATCCGGTTTGACGCGGAGCGGAGCCCCAACATCCTCGAAGGGTATGAGAAGTACCCGTTCCTCGCCAAGCAGCGCGACCTCGATGAAGCCCGCATGATGGGGGAGAAGTCGGTGGCCTACTACCGAATGGTCAAAGGATTCTGGTGCCCGTCGGGCGCCGAGGATGCTGTCTACTCGGACGCCGATTTCGAGAAGTTCTCCGCCACCACCGCTGCTCAGTGGGGGGATTCCCCCGACATCAAGACCATCGCGGCTCTTGACGTCGCCTTCACCGCCGGCGGTGACCGGTGCGTACTCCGCTTCGGCAAGGTCGGCAAGAACCTCCGCAACATCAAAACTCTTGAGTTCGGTGAGATCGTTCTGCTGCATGAGGACGTTACCAACAAGATTGAGCCCCGCACCCAGCAGATTTGCCGGCAGGTCATCGAGGAGTGCACGAAGCGAGGAGTTCTCCCACGCCATTTTGCACTGGACGCCACAGCTGCCGGCAAGCCTTTCGCGGACGTTCTGGCGGTGATGTGGTCCCCTGAAATCTTGCGCGTGGACTTCTCCGGCCGCGCGTCGGACATGGCGGTGTCCTCGACCGACAAGTCGCCATCCTACGAGCGCTACACCAATCGTGTGACCGAGCTGTGGTTCTCCGGCAAGGAGCTGCTGCGTGCCGAGCAACTTCGGGGGCTAGACGATTCGACTATCCGCGAAATGGTTTCCCGGAAATACACCACCTCGAAGGGTGGCGGGAGGCTCCTGCTGCAGGTCGAGCCCAAGGTTGACATGAAGGACCGGGTCGGGTTCAGCCCTGACTTGGCCGACGCCGCCTTCATCATGGTCGACCTATGCCGTTCTCGCTTCGGCTTTGTGTCTGCTGAGAGGCCATCAAAGTTCAAGCGCGGCGGGATGTCTACTGTGCGCCGGGCGCTCAAAAAACTTGACGTCACCTCCCGGTCTGGGCAGTTTCTCAACTGATGCGTGTCGTTCTCTCCGGCAGCTCGATGCACGAGCTGCTTTATTTCATGGGCTTCTGTCGGGTACTCCCCGGGGGCCCTCATTCGATCTTCCTGCCCAAGACGTCTCTCTTGGCCCGGGATGCCCTGCACCGCGTCAACTGCCCTCACCTCTACCCTTGGGTGGACTCGGTTTCCTACGGGCTGCCCGCGGACCTCAAGTTTGACCTCGATCTTCGGACAGTCGGGCGGGGCAACTCAAAGCTCAGCTACCCAGCCAAATTCAGTCTCGCCTGCGGAGAGTGGACCCCCGCCTGCTTCAGGCCCTTCATGGAACGACATCCTTCGGACGAGGTCTATGGTGTCATTTCCCGGGAGCTTGGGCACAAAAACAGCCTATTCCCTTGGCGCAAAGTCTGTGAGCACTACGCAGCCGCCGGTACCAAGTTGGTGTTCTGGGGCAGCGAGGTCGAGTATCGGCAACTCATCGCCGGGGTGGAGACCCCGATCGAGTTTTGCGAGCGTCAAAACTTGCAGGAGCTCCATGACATCATGGTTGAAGCCGCGTTTTTCATCGGCACGCAGGGGGAAGCGCTGTGTTTTTCAGAAGCTCTCGGGCTACCACAGACTGTCGAGGTCTCCCTGCAGACCCCGGACAGCATCATCCTTCGCCCTCATTCGTGGGCTGCTATCGCCGGGAAAGCTGTGCTCCCGGACGGGGGAGTGGTTGAGGACTACGAGCGGGCGACGCTACCCATCATTGACCGCCCGGGGGTCCAACCTCCCCGGGGCGGATGGAGGCACCCCGGGGTAATCAGCAGTCGAGTCTCATGCGACTTGACGCTTTTCTCCAGCGACGTCAAACGAAGGCTTTCCCTGCCCGACCCGATCGCTGCGGTGCGGGAGCAGGTCCTCCAGTACACGGCGTCCGAAAACCCGGGTTGGGCCTACAAGCTGGCATATTCAAGGTTGTTCCATACAGCTTTTGACGCACTTTCTCTCGCTGGCAGCAATCTTCCATTGACAGAATATCTACCACCACCAAATATCGCCCGGTATGCAGATTGTGCTCCCGTTCGACTCGACGAGTCGCCCCCTGTTTGACATCTCCTTCGGCTCTTGGCTTTCTCACGGAAGGCTCGAGGGCGTCTCCCTCCTTCTCCTCTCCACCCGCAAAGACTCCGCCGCAGCGAAGGAATACGTGGAGAGGGCCCGTGTCAGCAAGGTGTTTGACCGAGTCAACTTCGCCTCGGTCATCCTTTCGGATAACACGATCACCGAAAGCGGACTCTGGTCGGCCTACTTTCGCACAGGCCCGGCCGAGTCTTTCTGGGCCCCGGCTGGCACAATCCTTCTGTCCCCGGACATCCTGCGGCGCCTCACCTCCGCGGCGGTTCATTTGAAGACACAGGTCATCGGCCCGATTGGCACCGTCCACCCTACCGCGTTTTATCGTCGGGGGGCTGTCACTTCTCTCCGCCCGTGGGCAATCAACATGCTCCGCGGGGCTCATCCTCCGTTGGCGGTCGAACTTGCCCAGCGACTGGCTCCGAAGTACACTGGAATCCCGGAAATTGTGTTTGGACCAAAGCACCAAGACGACCTCCCGGACGGGGCCATCGTGGCTATTGTCGACTCTCTTGAGGCGGCACAAAGCGTTCTTTCCCCCGCTGATCGCCCCCGCAAGGTTGGCCGCCCTCCCAAGGCGGCAGCTCCCGAAGAACCGTTGACCGAGGCCGCTCCTCCCCGTATTGTCCGCCGGAACCCTGCAGACCAACCCGCCGAATAATACTTACCATGGACGCCGCGCTCGCCGAATTTCACAGCACCCCCGAAGGTCTGCTGACCCTCTCTGATTCTGGGAAGGTTCCGCCGCGGCGCGTTGCGGATGCTGTCTCCGGGTATGCCATCTTCAAGAAGATGCGCGATGACGACCGGGAAGCGAATGCGAAGCGAGCCAAGGTGCAGGCCATGCTGGACGGGGAGCCTCCGTGGCGTCAAGCAGACCTCGTCGAGACGGGCCAAGGGGCTCGGTCAAACCTGAACTTTGACGAGGCCGGAGCCCTTCTGGAGTTCGCCATGTCCGGCTACGTGGACCTGTTCTCCTCCACCGAGGAGTTTCTTCGGTTCAAGCTGCGCCGCAACGCTTTCCCGGTGCAGCAGGCCATGGAGTACGAGGCGAAAATCTCGCAGCACTGGACCCAGATGCTCCGCCAGTGGGGCAGCTTCTACCACCGGTTCCTTTACTGCTGCCACCACTTCATCGCCAACGGGGTCTCGGTCGCTTACTTCCCCGACCACTACGACTGGCGCTGGCAAGTGGCCAAGTTCGGGGACTTTTTCATCCCCCGCCACACGCAGGCAGACCCCGGCGCTCTTGAGATGGCTGGTGCGGAGCAGAAGTACCTCCCATCCCAGCTTTATCGTTTCATCCAGAATGAGCAGGCCGCTGCCGAGGCTGGCTGGAATGT